GAAAATTGATCATAGTATTTAGCACCAAGCTGTTTCTCACCTATGTCAATCATTTGCCCACGAATACCACCAGTGCCTTGAACATCTTTAAGAGCAGTATTCATATAACGGTTGGTAACAGACTCACCGTTATTCAACGTAAATTTACCACCAGCGTTAAGAACATCATTAAATATCTCGTCAATAGTTCTAGGTATTCCATCAGCGTTTACCGTAGAAACCCTAGCTTCTTTAGCAGCGTCTATAATTGATTGATCACTAATGTCGCCATCGTTACGAATTTTTTTAATACCCTTTGGAGTACGATACGTTCTACGATTAGTAGGGCTACCAGAAATAACAGCATCCCTAGCCACATTTCGAGGAGCATCCTTACCCAACATACGAGCAACATAGAACTCGTCTTTGATCAAATCAAAGTCAACCCCTACATCTCCCAGTATCTTTTTATATTGACCACCTAACTCAGCCCAGAACGTTTGAGCAGCGTCATGCAATGCCGCAACTTTAGGGTCATCAATATAACGTGGATCTAAATCACGCAACGCAGGGTTATCTCCCATCCCTACTATTCCACCTATAGCAGACAGCTTTGGTTGTTCTGCTGCTAACAACATCAACTGATCAAAATCAACACCCAAATCATCAGCAGATGCACGCAACACACCCAACATATCCAAACCCTTATGCTCCGCTATACCTATCTTAATAACAGCTTGATCACGAGCATGCGATAAATCTGTCACTGCTGTAAGCTCATCCAATGCCAACTGCCTAGCGTTGTCATCAGTAGCGTTTAAAAGTTTCTTACCAGAATCACGAACAGCCTGATTCAGCCCACGATCAGGACTCATATACTTAGCAATATAACGGCCTACATTCGTTGCGGCTATTGTGTTGAAAGCACGACCAGGTGTACCAGCTACAACAGAAACAAACTTTCCAGTACCAGGAATACGATAATTAACATTCTTACCAAACTGGACAGGGGCATTTATGGCACGTCTTGCAAGGCTTTCATATTTCGATACATCACTAACGCTTTCCCCTGCTCGTATTTTACGCATAGTGTCAACGATTGCTTCTTGGACTTCTCTAGTCCCTAAATTAGTAACAACTTCTGAACTTGGCCAAGGATTAAACCTGCCTTTTTGCTTAGCTACTTGCACCTCAGGCAACTGTTGCACACGGCGCATATCAAGCCTCTGACCTACACCTTTGCTTCCCCTACGCAACGGCGCTTCAATAATGCGCTTACCTAAACGACCAGTACCAGGAATAGTCATACCCAAACCAGCACTCAAACCTATATCACGCAGAACATCGTCACCTGCTGACAAGATACCCCTTGTCGAAACCCTTGCAGCAGCATCAGCATATCTCTTAGCTTGCACCGCATCGTTAGCTTTATCAGCAGCTTTACTTGCACGAGTCAACGCAGTCGCAACCTGCCTACCAGTCAACTGGCGAGCAGCAGCAGCACCACCAGTCAAATACGTCAAAGGATCAAGAGCAATATCAAACCCTATACCAACAATAAAATCTAAAGGACCAGGCAAATCAACACCCCAGTCCCTAAACACCTCTCCCATCATCATGTTGTCAGAGGTCTGATTCCACCAATCACCAAAGCTAAACCCATCACCACGCAACAAGTCACCTGTCTCTTTCACAGTAGACACAATCGCAGCACGAGGAGTATCAATGATATCTATCACATCGCCTAGGAATCCTAGAAAGCCACCGCCACCTTTTTTCTGCTCCCATTCAGGAGTAACAATAGGGGCAGTTTGTCGTCTTTGATACACTTGATCAGTGCGAGGATTACGTTGCTCCAACCCCTTAAATAAATTCTCACGAACTTGTTGTGGAGACTCACCACCAAATAAATCACCAACTATTTGTGATCTACTTGGAACAACTTTAGGTTGCTCTGTTTCCTTTGGCTTATCTGAACTGTTAACTTTTTTTGTTAAAGCGCCAAACAATTCCTCACGATTGACGGCCATGTTACCCTTCTTGTAAAGAAGATATTGGAGCTACATCAATTCCTTGTGTTTGCAAGAATGCCAATATGTCTTGGAAATTAGTGTTATATGGCAAGACAGTTGGTTGACCACCTATAGCAACACCTATGCCACCCTCTTGAGGTTCAAGCAATCCAGCAGATATAGCTTGATCTATCGTCATATCTATACCTTCATAGCCAGGGAACTCATACGTTT